CTTCAACATTGATGCTGGTTACCTACCTGACCGTTTGGCTATCAATGACGATGGCAACTTGGTGATACTTAATCCAGTATCAAGTGCTTGGCAGTGTGAGTACTGCATGTTTAGATCCTTGTGTCACGATGATGGCGAGGGGCAAGTACGCATTACAGAGAGTTCTATAACAAAGAGAGAGGTAGAAAATGGTTGATTACCCAATAGTAACCATGGAAGGCAACAAGACCAAGTTGGAATTGTACGCCGACATGATGGATGGCGATAGTTATGGAGTCATTCTGAAAGAAGTTGACACTGGTGACTCAGTGTGGTTAGGCTTTTTAGGCAATTACGAGGCAGCAATGGAGACCATGGAAACTATCATGACTTCTTTTGCGGCACTTGGTTACACTTTAGATTCTTACTTTAAGGAGGAAGAAAATGCAAAGCAATGAGATTAACGAATTAGCAGCAGCATTAGTAGCGGCTCAGGCCGAGTTCAGCGCAGTACCAAAGGGGTCAACGAACCCATTCTTTAAGAGCAAGTATGCGGCATTACCGGATGTAGTGGCTAGTGCCAGCCCAGTGCTGACCAAGCACGGTTTAGCAGTAAGTCAATTCATTACGCATGACGAGACGGGTGGCGATGCATTGCTTACGTACCTGCTACATGGCTCAGGTCAGTACATTGCTTATTCAATGAAACTGCACATGGTTAAGGATGACCCACAGGCTCAGGGTAGTGCTGTCACATACGCTCGACGTTACGCCTACATGAGTGTTCTTGGCCTTGTGGCTGACGATGACGATGATGGCAACAGTGCAACTAAGGCTAAGCAGAACGCACCGGCAAAGCCCAAAGAAAAGACATCTATGGACTTGATGCGAGATTTACTATCAGCCAAGTTTGATTCACCGGCAGACCGTAAGATGTTCTGTGAGGAAAGAGTTCAGCGTACGTTGAAATCGTTGACCGACCTTGAAGAAGCCGAAATTGCTGGGATTATTTTAGAGTTGTCATGACAAAATGTAGGCATGACTGGCGTATCAACATAAGTGCACAGGCTCCCGTCGTCCTGTGTCACTTGTGTGGTACGTCCTTTAAGCCACAGCCACAGCAGTTGCCTTATCGAGGTGTTGTGCCAGAAAAATTTAAGGAGTCGAAATGATTTGGATTGAAAGAATATTTTTAGGTTTAACAGTGGGGTTTTTGGTTTTTATTTTGCTTGGTATTTTTGGAGCATGGGATTAATGACAATAATTATCGGTTACACAGATGGAAAGACATACGCCATTGGTGGCGACTCAGGTGCCTTTGAGGATGGCGGTCTATTCCAATTGTCGGGTGAACCGAAGGTTTGGAAGTCAGGCGATGCTTTGCTTGGTGGTTCGGGAACGTTTCGCATCATCGAGTTAGCACGCAAGTCAGGTCTTAGTGATCCATACGCATTACGTAATCACTTAATGGAAGCAAACCCTGGTGGCGAGTGGAGTCTGTTAGTGGTAACAAAGAAAGCAATCTACGAAATAGATGAAGACTTTTCGGTAATTAAGTTTAAGGAGAACTATGCATCCATTGGTGCTGGTAACAGTGTTGGTACTGGTGCGATTGCTGTATTGGCAGAGCAGAAGATAGAGCCAGACACAGCGGTTCGCGTGGCCTTAAAAGTAACAGTCAGACATAGCAACATGGCGATGCCACCGTTCAATGTATTAAAGGTATAGGAGAGTGATGAGAAAATGGGTTTGCCCTAAGTGCTTGACATTAGTGGAAGCACGGGCAGAAGAAGTAGTACATCGCTGTCCTAGCAACAAAAGTAAATTAACTGAATTCATCCCAGAGGAGGGTAATGAACCACGAACTTGAACTTAACTACCTGCGCGAGAGGAACGAAGTAATTCTTGGCAGAGTAGAGGAATACATGATAGAGAACCGCGACCTACACAGGAAGATTCGCGAACTTGAAATCCAGTTGAGCAGGGTGAACCATCCTTCTCATCCAAAGAACAATGATTAAGACCACGCTGGCGATGGGGGCTTTTCTTACGTCCTTGTCATTTGTACAGCCAACACCGGCGGTAGAAGTACCGCAACCAGTCTTGGTGGAGACAGCGATGCCTACACCACCATTGCTTTCTTTGCCTAGAGATGTACAAACGAGGTTTGCTTGTATTGCGTATCGTGAAAGTCGTGGCAAAGTAATTGATACCAACGTGGTATCAGGTGCTCAGGGTATGTTTCAATTCATGCCTGAGATTTGGCAGTACGCTCGTCAGAACATTAAGGGCTTACCTGCTACACCCAACGAAGCAGACGTATACCAACAACAAGCAGTAGCAGTATTTTATTACAATAGAAATCACGGGTTGTACCCAGAATGGACGGATGGTTGCTAATGAACGCTTCCTTTAACGAGATACTAAAAGAAGTGCAGGAGATGCACGATAAGAAGTCACGTGACTATGGGCGACCTGATAACCCTTATTACAACATCAGACAAAGCCTTTCTTTCGGGATACCTTCATGGGTGGGTGCTTGTCTGAGAGCCAATGACAAGATGGGTCGTCTGCAATTAGCAGCACAAGGCTCAAAGTTGGCTAACGAGGGCATCGAAGATTCTCTACTTGACATGATTACGTACCTTACAATTGCACTGGATGAGTTTAGGAATGGAAACTGATTACAGGAAAGCGATCTGTTTTCTTATTGAAGATGGGTACATCACTGAAGAACAGGCAAGGGAAGCGGTCACCAAGGTTAGGGCTATTTCTCCTGATAAGGGTAAAGATAGTGAGTCTTGGACGGTCGCTCGAAGGCTGGTAAAAGAACTTAGGAAGGCGATAGTTGCCAATGGCAAAAAGCCTTTTAGAGAAAATGATACTGTTGCTGCTTGCTTTGAAAAGATGGTGCGCCTTGATAAAAGAAAAGAAGAAGAAGCGTTGGTTTTAATTGAGTGGTGCGCAAGCCATGACTTCTGGAGCACGGTCATCTTGTCGCCAGAGAAGTTTCGTAAGCACTATGAGACTATGTTGGCACAGCGTGAGCGAGATAATAAAAAACCCGTGGATAGAACCGAAGTCGTCTATCAACAGATAGAAGATTACGAAAACCGTCGGGCAGAAGAACTTGCGAAGCGTAGAGCAGAGTCGGTGCCTATGCCAGCAGGATTTAAAGATGCATTAAAGGGAGGAAGAAAGTGAGTTGGAGGGAAGAAGCAAGATGTAGGGGGATGGATGTCAACATCTTTCATCCGCAGAAAGGCAAGTCGTACATCGTAGAAGAAAAAATCTTAAACGTTTGTGTTCCTTGTCCGGTTAGAGAGCAATGTCTTGAGGATGCATTAAACGATTATCTGCAAATTGGATACCGTGCTGGGATTAGTGCCAAGCAAAGAAGTAGAATGGTTAAGGAACGCAGTCAGAAAGGACTTGTACCATGGAAAAGCAGGAGTTAATTCAATCAATTAATGAGGCGGTGGACTCTGTAATGATTCCATTCCTTACAGAACTTATTACGCTTGGCGTTGACCAACAGATCATTACAACAGCAATGAAAAACATTATGGCTAGACAGAGGGACGATGACGACACCACAGAAAGATAACGTCTTTGATGAAATTAGTAAATCAATGACAAAGGAAGAACTTTTGAAAGAACTTACAAAAATACAGGAAAAAATGGGTATGTATGACGACACCACAGAAGGCTAAGGGCAGTCAGTGGGAGCGCGACGTTGCCCGTTATTTCAACGAACGAGGCCGTGTCACTATTGAACGTAGGTACGGTGCTGGCAACACGATAGACAAGGGAGATCTAAACGGTCTGCCTGGCATTGTGTTTGAGTGTAAGAACGTAGGAAAGATAACTCTTTCCACCATCGTTGACGAGGCATTACACGAGCAGGCTAACGCTCGCGCTGACTTTGGTGTTTCTATTATCAAGCGTCGTAATCGTGGTGCCAAAGAAGCCTACGTAGTTATGACATTAGAGCAGTGGATTACCTTGCTAGATGAGACCGAAAGGTGATAGAATTACACTGTTGTAACTAAGAGAAAAGAGATAAGAAATGAGCACTACCATTATCGGGAGACTCACAACCGACCCAGAAATCAAGTTCATCAATAACGGCATGGCACTTGTTAACTTTAGTGTTGCCGTTAACCGTAAAAAGGGTGAAGAAGAATACGTTTCTTACTTTGATGTAACTGCTTGGGGCACACTAGCCCAAGGTGTTGCAGACTCACTCCACAAGGGTGACAGAGTTATCGTAAATGGGTTTCTAACTCAAGACCGTTACGAAAACAAGGAAGGCAAGACAGTGGGCAAGGTTATCCTTAACGCTCAGGCTGTTGGCCCCGACCTACAGTTCGCTACGGCAGAGGTACACTCAGCCAAGAAGAAGGAAGTAGAACCAGCCTTCTAATGGTCGACTGGTCGGAAGCGAAATGTATTGGCATGACCAAACTTTTCTTTGACGACCGCATTAAAAAAATCAACAGAGCGAAATACATCTGTAAGAACTGCCCAATCAAAACGGAATGTCTTGACTGGGCTTTAGTTCATCGCGAAGCGTGGGGTGTGTGGTCAGGCTTGGACTATCACGAACTAAGAATCGTGGCTGTCTCACTTGGCTACACACCTCCCAATCGTAAAGAAGTAGAGCATGGCACCGAGCGCGGTTGGGCTTGGCATCGTAGGCAAAAGATGAAAGACAATGGGCACGAGACTTGCCAGCCGTGCATCGATGCATACAATCAAGCAACCCGCATCCGTGTGGCACGTTACCGCAAAAGAAAAAACAATACTTGACAAGTCCTCCGGTGTATGCGTAGTATGTCGTTACACCAATTAAGGAGGGTGAGATGGAAGTAAAAACATTTGGCAAAGACAATACCGAAGTTCTTTGGTTTGCTGAATTAACCGAGTCTATGGTTGAGAACTTAGACGATGACGAACTAGAAGTCCTGATACGTCAACTTGATAAAGCAGTAGAAAGCATTTGCCAAGACTTTGGGGTTATGTAATGCCTGATTCTATTACTGTTAAGATCCGTGGCGAGATGGTTAACTTCGTGTTTGAGGTTACACCTGAGCAATGGGCTGAGATAGACAAGTGCGTGAATGGTCATAACCGCCCAAGAAAAACTACACGCGGTACCAAAGACGTAGTAACATTGATTCGAGAGTCGATACGCCTTACCAAGGTGTGACTCACGACTAGCCAGTGGTGTACTCCAATCCGCCACTGACTTTGGCAGACCCCCAGGGAATTTTATTACCCCCCTGGAATAATTTTTCTGGGGGTGCTGCGACAAAATCCCGCGGCACTGCGACAAAATCCCACGCCTCCGCATCCGCCGCCGCGCTTTTGCCCGTGTTGCAGATCTATGGATTATTTTCGTATCCTATAAAGTCGATGGATTAGGTCGGATTTAGGCGGCTCGATGGCCGGCCGGTGGTGCTCGATGGGTGCTCGTTCAGGTCATTTAGTTTGGCCGCTATTAATTGCCACGAGGGCCACGCTTAATCGCGCTACAATTTCAGCAGCGATACGGGCAGATGACCCGTGCGCGATTGGAGATGCGATGAGTGAGGAACTCTCGATGATTGAAGCCGGCGATGAGCCGGTGATGCTGTACGAGTGCGAGCGGTGCGGTTTGGCGTTCGATGACCAATGGGATGTATCGACCGTTCACGGAAGGACTACTCAGTTCGAGTGGTGCGATGATTGCCGCGAGGTGGACTCGTGGTTTTGCGCTGACTGCGACACGCTGTTCGCGTGCCTCGGTGTTAATGGTCATGGTGTGCCGTCCGTGTGCGTTAACGAGCACGACTGGGTGTGCGTGGATTGCCGCGACAATAACTACACCTATTGCGAAGGGTGCGACCAGTACCTACTTGACTACTGCGGCTGCGATGTGGAGGATGACTACGAGGAGGACTGCGGAATTATCTACTCTTACTCGTACAAGCCCGACCCTGTGTTTTGGCCAATTCAGCCGCGCTACTCAGTGCACCAGGTGGGCCGCTCGTTCTCGTTCTTTAACGATGCCTCTCGTGGTCGTATTCTCGATGAGAACGAACGCCTTCTCGACCGTTCACGCCTCGCGTATTTCGGGATTGAACTCGAGGTCGAGGCTCGAGAGGGTGACCGGCTCGAACTCGCGGAGATGATGTCTACGGCGTTCGATAGTTCGGTGCTTTACCTTAAGGAGGACGGGTCGCTATCTCGTGGCTTCGAGATAGTCACTCATCCTCGGTCGCTCGACTCGTGGCAGCAGTTCGCACCGTCCTTCGGTGCGGCACTGTCGAGACTCGGTGCGGCTGGTGCTCGTGCGTGGTCGGAGTCATCGTGCGGATTGCACGTGCACGTCTCGCGTGTCGCGTTCAGTGGCCCGTCTCACGTTTCACGCTTTGCGCTGCTCTATGCACGTAACGAGACTGGGTTCGTGAATGTCGCGCGGCGTTCGTCTGGGTATGCCTCGTTCTCATCGCTGCGCGGTGGTGCTGGCGTGGTGACTAAGTGTGCACGCTCGGAGTACGCCTCACACTCGGACGCGGTTAATCTGGGATGGCCTCAGACTGTGGAGGTGCGCATCTGGCGGCCATCGCTGGCGGTCGGGCGTGTGCTCGCATCGGTCGAGTTCGTTCACGCTTCGATGCAATACACGCGCGGCCTGAATAGTCGAGATGTGGTCGCAGGTGCGCTCGAGTGGGATGAGTTCGCTCGTTACGTTCGAGACAATGCCGCCACGTATCCGCACGCGGTTCGTGTGCTCGATGGTGGCACGTTCGAGATGGTGGGTGCGTAATCATGTGTCTACTTATCTGTGGCCTCAGTGCCTATGACGTGCCTACTGGCAGCGAACTCGAGCACGCTTGCAGGGCTAATCCTGACGGGTTCGGGTTCTCGGTGCTGTTTAACAATGAGGCCGGCGTGCGCGATTTATTGACCGTCCGCGGGATGGACTCAGCGGTGATCCGCAGCTCTTTTTTGGAGTCGTTGACCAGGCTGAATGACTCAGTCATCGCGTGGATGTTTCATGCTCGCATCGCGACTCATGGTGCGGTGAATGTTGACGGATGTCATCCGTTCGCGGTGGATGGTTCACCTCGCACGGTGCTCGGTCACAATGGCGTGCTGCCGGTTCGCATCGCTAAGAACGACTGGCGGTCGGACTCACGAGTGTTTGCTGAGGACTATCTGCCGGCACTCGGTGGCGTGGCTGCCCTCGGTTCCGCGGTCGTATTCGATGTGCTCGATGGGTTCGTGTCTGGTTCAGGTTCTAAGTGCGTAATTCTCAGTGCTGAGGATGACCACGAGCCGGTAACAATTCTCGGTGAGTCGCTCGGACATTGGCGCGGCGATGTGTGGTTCAGTAATAACTCATACAAGCCGTACACGCCGGCATACCGGATTATGGGTCAGCCCTACTCGGTATTCGGTGCACTCGATGACTACGACTCGTTCGAGCCGGTCGATGTGTCGATGCTCACGCCATGCATTAACGCTGAGTGTGAGGCGATGCTCGATGATGAGTGGTGCGATGCGTGCGGCACGTGCCAAGAGTGCTGGCTCGGTTCGTGGGATTGCCAGTGCGACTATGCGGAGGTGATGCAATGAGGGCGAACGATGGCTACTCAGTGCGTACGTGGTGCGGCCTGGTGCTGAGTGTGGTCACGGGCTACGTGGTCGCATTAAAGGTTCACTACGCGGTCACGGTGCATTGGTCGATGCCTCACCAGTCCGACCCGTTCGCGTGCATCGTGTGGCTCGTGGTCACGGTGGCACTGGCTCTCGTAGTGGTGGCATGTGATGAGTGAACTCGACCGTGTAAATAAGGTTTTACGTGCTCAGCATTGTCAGTTGCTCATGGTTCAGATTGACTCCGAGGGCTCGTTCGTTATTCATTTTGACGCTGAGGCTTCAGGCTGCGGCTATCTATGCATGACCAAGGATGGGGAGGTTCACTACATCCTGCCCGATTAATTCACTACCTATTAGACACGCTAGAGAGCCGGCCTTCGGGCCGGTTTTTTAGTGCCTGTAGTTCAGTCCGGATGGCTGGTGCGGCGGCTCTAGGTGCCTTGTAGCGCGGCTGGTGGCAGTGGCCCGATGATGGCTCGGTGCTCGATGTGTGGTGCTGGTGGTCATGTGGTGGTGCTGCTGGTGCGGCCTCAGTGGTGCCTAGATTTTGATCTTTGGCATGCTGGTTCAGTGATGACGTGAGAGATAAGCCCATCCCTCAGCATCCCTTATTCGTGCGTATAGGTACCAATACTAACGAGTAAGTAGGCGAACAAGTGTTCGTATTTGACCGGATGTGTGCCGAGGGGGGTGCCTCTGCGTAAAAGTGTATCTCAAAAACGGTGAACTGTCATTCTCATCACCAGTGTTTATAAGGGTTTTGGTACATATGCTGTAAAAAAGCGCGTTTGATTTCGCGGAGAGAAATCGAACAAAAAACTTTTCAAACCGATCAGGTGAGAACCCTCATTATTCTTTCTTAATCCCCCTTAAAAGCACTATCTTTAATACTCAGGCTTTGCTTACAGGTATCCCCGCATCACCTAACCAAAAAAGAAAGACTTAAGTATCTTAAATGGGACATCCACCCGTCATGAACACGAGGCTTGTCCGATGCGTTTAGAAGTACTTGGACATTTCACCAATGGCTTATGGTGCGTGTTCGACCGAATACCGCTCTAACCGGCTAACTCCGGCGAGTATCTTACGTACAGGGCATTTACATGCATGGCAGTAAGACTCACACTCCGGGGGGACTTGCACCCACGACTACTCACATCGGTAGTACATACAGGATACCACACTTTGCGCAACATGTTACGCACCCTGGTGTCTACTATGTGTATGCTTGGTGTATGTGTTCTACCTGTGGCTGCGGCCGACCTAAAGACAAGCACGGCGAAAAGACTATTGCTGCTGCCAATAAGAAGTATTCTAAAGTAAAGCCTAAAGCAAAGAAAAAGAAGTAACTACCCCGTGTTTCTTGTACCCAAGATTTTGCGAGACACAGACCCTTCTACTTGGCTTTTTAATCCCAAATACAGACGCAGGGTGCGCCGTCGACGTAGAGGTATTACGATCACCGTTAACGGCCAGGACTGGCAAGCATGGGTAGAGTCCCAGCGCTAGTCCAGGCTTTGCACCTTGGTGCGAATTTTAAAATTTTTTTTGACTTCCGCCATAGATGTGTGCTAAGATAAAAGAGTAGTTCGGACAGGCTACTTTTTCACCCTCCTTCCGAGAATCCCCCTGGTTGCATAACTGGGGGGATTTCTCATGCTATGATTAAAGCATGAAGAAAACATACGCACCACACATCACCTCACTCCTTACAGGAGCAGGAGCAGTACTAGCAGTTGTTCACCCAGGATTTAAGATCCCTGTAGGAGTTGAAGGACTTGTAGCATCGCTGTGCATTTTGGCATCTACATTTGTTCAGGCCCTCCACTTTGTACGCAAGAACAATCTTGAAGGCAACTTGTTGCTTGCAAGTCACCTTGCTACACAGGCAGCGGAATCAATCAAGGCTGACACAACAACACCAACAGCCTAATGTCACATGGGGAGATTATTGAAAAGTCACTTAAAGAGTGGCTCGATGAAAACCTCCCCAAGTTTCTCAACCGCATAAACGAGGAACTACCAAGTGATGCACCATGGGAGATGCCCGTCGTAGAAGATTACGTTTTAGTAGTTGCGGTTAAAGACTACAACGATGGACTTGGCGGCATCTTTACCATTGGTGATTCCAACGTACCTGGATACAGAGTGCGTGGTTTGATTGCTGACGCATTGAACTCATAAATGGCAGTAACACCAGTACAACGTAAGAAGTACTTTGAGGCACGCACGGCGGGGTTCTCTATTGCCGAAAGTGCTCGCAAAGCAAAGTTCTCAGAGGCTACTGCCTACCGTGTAGAAAAGGCTGCTCAGAATCTACGTGCCGATGAAGGCATTGATAGTTCTGCCAGCAACTACCGAGAATTAAAGAAAGAAGCCAAACTCTCTGGGCCGATACCGTATGACAGATTGTCAGACGAAGCCAAGTTAGCACTAGAAGATTTTGGTTATTTTCGTGAACGTTACTTTGGCCGTGTGTCTACGCCATGGCAAGAAGAAGCCGGTATTGCTTTAGTAGAATTACTTGAGTCGCCAGACAAAGAATACGTGGTTATGAACATGCCACCTGGTTCTGGTAAAACCACATTGCTACATGACATTACGTGTTGGGTCATTTGCCGTAATCGTTCTACTCGTCTTTTGACTGGTAGTGCGACTATGAGCCTAGCCAAACGAAACTTGATGCGTGTGCGTAGATCACTAGAACGTGTTATTCCAGAACAAGCAGATGAGATGCTTAAAGAACGTGGACAAGCACTTGATGCTATTACGACAATGGCTTACGACTTTGGTCGCTTTAAGCCGTTGGAAAAAGAACTGTGGACTAACGAAGCGTTTATTGTTATGCAGCCAGAGGAATCTGGTGCTATTAGTGAAAAGGAGCCAACCCTAAGTGCCTACGGTATGGATAGTGGTTTCATCGGAGGACGCTTCGATGGCTGTTTCTGGGACGACCTTGTGGACCCTCGCAAGGTCCGTTCTTCAGAAATGCGAGAAGCAATGGAAGACTGGTACCAAGACGTTGCAGAGACTCGACTTGAACCAGCAGGTATGCTTGCTCTTATTGGTCAGCGCCTGGCTCCTGATGATCTTTACCGCTTCGCTTTAGACATGGTGCAGCCTCTTGATGAGGAAGCCGAAGAATCCATAGATGAATTAACAGAAGAAGAAGCAGCATTGCTTCGACGTGACAAAAAATACAAACACCTAAAATACAAGGCTCATTATGAAGAAAAGTGTTCAAAGGATAATCATAAGCGTTCGGCTGCTGCTTACCCCGAAGGGTGTCTCTTGGACCCGCGCCGTCTTGGATGGCGAGACATTTCTAACCTTATGTCCAACCGAGGAGAACGCTTTGCTGTTGTATACCAGCAGGAAGACCTGGCGTTAGATGAAGTATTGGTCAGAAACGAATGGGTGTTTGGGCATGGAAACAGCCCAGGGTGCATTGACAAAGACCGTGACAGGTGGGAGATTCCACCAGGGCTTAATCCCTCAGATTGCATCGTGGTGGCTACAGCCGACCCATCTCCAACAAACTACTGGTCTATCCAGTGCTGGCTTTACCACAAAGATTCAGAGCAACGTTTCTTGCTCGACCTCATTAGAGCCAAGATGGAAGCCCCGCAGTTCTTAGAGTATAACTACAACCAAGGGGAATTTACTGGGGTTATGGAAGATTGGCAGCGATTGTCAGTTTCTTTAGGATTCCCAATTCAGGTATGGGTTGTGGAACAAAATGCAGCCCAACGATTCATGTTGCAGTATGACCATTTCAAACGATGGAGGCAACTGCGAGGGGTTGAGATTATTCCTCACAACACCACCAGCAATAAATCTGATGCTGAATACGGTGTTACGACAATTTCTCAACATTGGAAGTTTGGTCGTGTAAGATTGATGGGTAAGGGTGAAGGTAAAATTCGGTCAATGAAATTAATTGATGAAGTGACCAGATACCCTCATGGACGTACGGATGACTGTGTAATGGCGGAATGGTTCTTTGAATGGAACCTTCCAAACATTTACGTGCCTCAAACGAAGTCCGTACAAGCCTGGCGACCCAAATGGGTACGAAGTACTCAATTAGCGAATTTGAGGTAATTAATGCCTGTTTCTTTTGATAACGATAAGGCCGCAGGTCAGATTGTCCAAATGTACCAAGAGCGACGCTCTCACCGCAGTGGACAATTTAGACGCATGCAGGAAATACGTGACCACTACAACGGTGACGTAATTGTTCCATTGCCTGAGTTAGACGAAGCAGAGAAGCCAGCAATTCCTAACTTGATTGCTCAAGGTATTGATGCGTTCGCTATGCGAGTGGCATCAGTGCTACCAGACATTCAGTACCCTGCACTTCGCCCAGGAATCCAGTCTTCAGAAAACCGTTCTCGTGACCGTCGCCTAGCCAACATTGGTTGGTGGGATATGAACCGTATGGGAACCAAGTTGCGCCGCCGCGCACGTCACCTTACTGCTTACGGTATGAGTGCTGTATCTCTTTCTCCAGTTTCTCTTGATCCATCAGACAACCGCAAGATTCCACACTGGCGCGTACGTAACCCACTCGCTACCTACCCATCGCCAATGATTGACCCAGACAACATGGAACCACAGGATTGCATCTTTGCAGACCGTCGTCCCCTTGGCTGGATGAAAATGCATTACCCACAACAGACTTCTGTCTTGTACAAGGGTGACAAAACTGACACAGACATGTTTGAGATTCTTGAGTACCTAGATGCTGCTGAGACTGTTCTTGTAGCCGTTGGTGCTGAAAAACAAAAGAACCAAGGTTTTACACAGGAAACAGGAAAGGGTGTTGCTACACACATTATCCTTGAGCGTATCCCTAACCGTGCAGAAGTTTGTCCAGTAGTTATCGCTGGACGTATTACGCTTGACCGTCTACAAGGTCAATTTGACCAAATGCTTGGTATGTACCAGCGCGAAGCAAAACTAGACGCACTAAACACAATTGCAGTATTCCGCAACGTATTCCCAGACGAATGGGTTGTATCTCCTGCTAACGCTCCGACCAGCCCACGTATTGTTCAAGAGGCTGACGGCAAGATGGGTATCCGAGGTATTTTGGACAAAGGACAGATTCAGATTGTCCACCCACAGCAAACACAAGATACACCGATGGCGCTGGACCGCCTTGAGCGAGCACAGCGACTTACGGCTGGTATTCCTGCCGAATTTGGGGGCGAGTCTGGCTCTAACATTCGCACCGCCCGACGTGGGGCTTCAGTCCTGTCTAGTGCAGTTGACATGCCACTCCAGGAATACCAGGAAATCTTCTCACAGTCAATGGAACTGGAGAACATGCGTGCAGTTCAGATCATGAAGTCATACTACGGAAACAAGCCAAGTATGTTCTTTATGGGTGGCGATGGCAAAGTTGTTAGCGAAGACTACACACCAAACGAAACATTCGAAACACACTTTAGTTACGTTAAGTACCCGATGCCTGGCTCAGACATTAATGCCATGATTGTTTCAATTGGTCAACGTGTTGGTATGGGAATCATGTCTAACGAAACTGCTCGTACTATGGACCCTGCAATTGAAGACCCTACATTAGAAGCAGACCGTGTTGAGATTGAAGGATTACGCAAAGCACTCCTAACCGGTCTTGAACAACAAGCCGCTCAGGGTTCACTTGACCCATCTATCATTGCTAGAATTGCAAAGATGAAAGCACAACGTCACGTATCGCTCGAAGATGCAGTTGCAAAGATTCACGAAGAAATGCAAGCCGAGCAAGCACAAAAGGCTCAAGCAATGCAGCAACAGCAGCAAGGCCAAGCACCAGGACCAGAGGCACAACCAGGAATGGGTTTGTCTCCAGAAAACCCAATGCAAGGCGGAGCACCAGCACCACAAGGTAAGCCAGACCTATCAGCACTTCTTGGTGCGTTAGGTGGGGGCGGAGCACCAGGTGGGGCACCAGGCGGACCAGTAGCACAAGCACCAGCACCAGCACCAGCAGGAGTGTAATACATGCCAAGAACAGGTAAGGGCGGTTCACGCCAAGGTACGCCAGGTCAAGCATACGGAAACCGTACAGATCTGAACATGCCAATGAGTACAGTACCAAATCAAGAGTATGGCAAAGCCGCAGCGCAAAAGGCTGCACAAGCCGCAGTGCCAATGGGTGCTTCACCAGTTGCACAGCCAGCACCAAGCATGCCAATCCCAAGTGGCAATGTTCCAACACCAGGTTCTATGAACTTTCTTGGTGCAACAGAACGACCAATGGAACCAGTACAAGCAGGTCTACCTTCAGGCCCAGGAGCAGGTCCAGAAGCCATAGGTATGCCACGTAATACAATTTCAAACGCATTACAAAATCTTTTGCGTGACCCTAACGCAAATTCAGGTACATACGAATTGGCCGCCACTGCTAGAGCCTTTGGACTCTAATGCCTTCGATTAATACTACAGAAATACTTGGCAAGCCTAATACACAAGGCATTGCTGGTTTAATTGAAACTAACCTCCAAGGAGCCATCAAAGGCTACTCTGGTGAAAACGCTGACCAGCAAGCAAGAATTTTAGCGTATTACAAGAATAACCCTAATGCAATGAACAACCCTGCTCAGGTGTATGGTCTTGCTACTTCGTTGAGACAAGATCCTCACACTATTACTCAGGCGTTGAAATACCTTTCGTTATACAACGAAGGAACAAAGCACATTTACGAACAAGCCAATGGCAGCAACCTAGGCCATCAAATTTGGCACGGCATTACTTCTGTTGGTAACACTATTTGGGATTCACTTACAAGTGGAGAAAACTGGAAAAACGCTTTTGCTCGTCCAGTAATGAAATACGTTAATTTTTGGACACAAGGTGACGTTGGACAAAAAATAATTAATGCAGACGTAAGCGGCGCTAAAGGTGCTGCCGATGCCGTTGTCGGACTTGGAAAAGTAAGTAGCAATGTTCTTAATAGGGTTGATACAACTCTTGCAGAACTTGTTGGTGCACAAGGTATTAACGGATACAAAGATGCTTGGCGAACAGTTAACAATTTTGCACAAGCGCCTATTAATTTAATTAACCCATTTAGTGACCAAAATGGCTATCAACTGATGGCTCACACTATGGCATACTACGAATCTCTTGCCAATCAAAAAGGATGGGCATACGCTCTGGGTCACATGCTTCCAAGCATCGCCGCTATGTACGCAAGTGATGGATTCTTAGCACCTGGTATTGCTGGCGAAACAGGAACAAGCGAGTACTTGTCTGCAATGTCCGAAGCGGAACAAGCATTAGCCAAGGGTGAAAAACTAACTGTTGAACAGAAAAAGTTAATTGACGCATCTCCAAAAGTTAAAGAATTAGAACGACAAGCAAAAATGGAAGGGCCACGAGGTCCTGTTGCAAACATAGCGGACAAAGTTTCTACTCCTTTGGGCGGTATTGCAAGACTTGCAAAGATGGCTGGCAAGCCAATGACAGATGTCAAGTTAAATGCTCTTTACTTGCTTAACCAAGAAACAGCAAAAATAGAACACCATCAATTGTGGGAAGACACCAAGGGTGGTGTAGTAATTGGTTCGGATGGCAAACCTAAAGATTTAGGTCGCCAGACACTTGAATACTTTGGCATGAATCCAACAGGTGCTTTCTTTGACACCACATCAGGTCTTTTTGACATTTACACAAAGTACCTTGGAGCGGACCCACTAGGTGCTGCTGGTAAAGTATTTGCCGCTGCACGTTCATTTGAAGGTCTATCACCACGTCTTGCTGACTTCTTAGAGACAACACGCAAATCATTGTTTGACATGAAGGGCAACAGAATTACTGGTGCACAATTTAAAAACGATGCACTACTTGGCCAATCGTACGGACGTGCCGCTGGAAAACTGAATCAAATGATGGGTGGCCTAAGTATTTGGTTCCGTGGTCTTGGTATCCACAACGCGGGCGATATCTATGCAACATCAAGATTAGCCAACGTTGCTACTTCGTATCAATATATGGCAACGCACACTGGTTCTGAAATTGCTCGTGCCTACCGTGGTGTGTATTCAGATAAGGCTATTAAATTGCTTGACAAAGCCAAAACGTTTAACGATGTGGTTGACGTTCACGCAATGCTTGCTGATGGCTACGGTATGGTGCACGACGTTGCTCCAACGCTAGGCATGTATGGCAAGATTAAGACTGTTCTTGTTGATGCAAACAAAGTCATGGACGACATGGCTATTTCTGCAATTCTCAATGAAGACATGCCTGTACTTAAGCGTTGGACCAAAGCGTTCAAGGAACGTGGCTATGATGCAACTCCGGACAGCGCAATGTTTATTGCCTCTGCAAAAGCTGACCTTCGTTGGCGCACAATCTTTAGACGTTGGTGTTTTACTCAGTTAAGTAAATCGCCAATGTACTACAGCGAAGTTTTGCAACGCATGGAAACCCATTCTATTGTTCCTGGTGACTACAACGCTATTGCCGCTATTCAAGACATGGCACGCGGTGCGTTTGTACCAGAACGAGAAGTAGTTGCAATGGGCGACACTTTGTACGCAACCTCTACACCAGAAGATTACGTTACCGCTTACCGCAATTGTCTTTACAACATTGTAATGCGTAATGCTACTGCCGGTATGAGACAGACAGAACTTGACTCAGTATCAAAGATGGTAGAAAACCACATTTGGGATGAAGTTGTACGCATGACTGGTCTTGATGGTGGTGGTGCGTTAAAGCGTGTTTATACTGCCGGTCCTAACGGTTATGAACTATCTAAACTTGTAGATGCAGAAGGTAAAGAGTTTACCGCTGCAAACGGTACTCAGCAACTTGGTCACTTAAAGATGCCTCTTGCTAAAGACATTAGAAACCTGTCTCGCACAATTCGTAATGAAATTACCAAGGTAACCCCAGACACTCGAAACATTCACGACTTCACTGCTTGGGATAACGAGATTCGTTCTATTGCCACAGAACGCGGTTTGTTAAAAAATGAAGTTAGCAAATATGGTAAAGAAATTGCTAAGTACCGTTCAAAAGGTTTTAAGGACTCTAAGGGTTACGAAGTACTTAGTGAGCGTGGTATTAAATCTTACGATAAAACAGTTGAAGAAATTGACAAACTTGCTAACGCTACCTATGCAACTCCAGATTTAGGTCAAGAATTTACTAATTTCTACAACACCCTTCACACTAAATACAAAGATGTTGCACAGCAAATTGAAGACCACAAAGCCGCCATGGAAGAACTTGCTCATCGTAGGGCAAACCCTGCAATGGAGTTTGATACTCCTGCACCCAAGCCATTGTCGCCACAACACGTTGAATCTCTAAAGGGTCAACTGCACGCATACAACGATCACCTGATGTCTGCCAACCTTCTTCTTAACCCAGAACAAATTGTCAAAGAAGAACAAGCAATGCTATGGGCAAGAGAACAAGCAGGCATGTTTGGTCCTGGCGATGTTGCTAAAACAAAGATTGCGGAACGTTTTAAGAACAACCTTGACGAAATTAAAAAAGACCGCCCTAACTACAGAAGCAATTTTCAAGTTGTAGTTGACGGACTTAACAGAACACTAAGCCTTGTATTCGTACCATTGGCGCTTCTTTCTGGCCGTTGGGCAATGCACGTAGGTTTGTCAGAAGGTGCCCTTAACGCTTTCCGCCAAGGCCCATTTAAGTTGTTTGAACAATCACTTGCTAAATCTATTGCTAAGCACGAACTTAACGGTATTCCACTTGCCGAGGGTGGGCTTCGCGACAAGCAAGTAAGCCTTCTTCGTGACGTAGTTGCTGGAACAATTATGGGCATGGAAAGCAGTGTCCTTAGAGCAATGAATCCTGAAAAGGCTGACCGTCTTATTGGTGATGCTGTATCACTACACCTTCGCCACGATGGATGGAAGGGTGGGGTTCACGGTAACGATACCGTTATGCCCGACATGCCTGGAAAGACGGAAGACATATTTACCATTAATGGTGAAGGAACAGTATCTCAAGGAAAAGCAGTTCGCACTGACGACATGAGAGTTTTAAACCCAAACACAAGTGGGTACTCAACTGCTTTGTCTGAGTGGGCAAACATGATTACTAACGACAAGATTTTTGCTCCTGTTGCAAAAGAACTACACGAAAAAATTGTTGTTGAAGGACATGAATTCTGGGGTACGCGAGGCAGCGACACTTGGCGCAAAGACATTGCAGATAATCTTTTGCCAGCAGCGCGTAAGGCTATTAATGATTTAACACCAGAAGAAGCCGCTCGCATGCGTCAATTTGATGGCATCAACGCTAACCCAAACCTTTCTTCAATGAGTATGGAAGACCGTGAATTGCTTAAGGTGCAACGTGAGGCTGAAACCGGACGTGCAGAAGCACTTCAGTCAATGTCACCAGACCTTCGTTACATTCAAGATTCAATTGACAAGTTCCATGGATCAGGTGGAAAAATTGAATCGTTCCCAAGCGGTAAAACATCACCAGCAGATTTGGCTAAATTAGAAAAAGACTTTGCTCCTCTTAAACAATTTGAACAAGAATGGCGAGCAAGTAAAAAAACATGGGACCCTGAAAGTGGTACGTCTGAAGGACGTAGAGCAGGTGTTATTAACGCTGCCTTTGAACTTCATCGTGATAAAGGTCTTAATCTTTTAGTAGCAAGAGATTCAGAAGGTAAAATCACTGGTGCTTTGTCTTGGTACGAGACTGGTTCAATTCATGTTCAAACCGTTGGTTCTTTGGGTGGCGGTGCTGGTGCCGCATTGGAGCACGAACTTGCAACACAAATTGTTGAAAAGTATGGTTATGGCGTTAAGCATAGGTATGACATTGAATTTGGATCATGGCCTTACCACGAAAAAACAGGCAAAATACCAACTGCTAATTGGGAAGGCAAAACATCAGAAGCGATGTTTAGCGCTGAGCAAATTGAAAAGATTGCTGCTCTTAAGCCAATGCCATCAGCACTTGGTATGTCTGCTGACGAAAAGTTCCGTCTTGCTTCTAAAGAAGATGCCGCACGTCGTGCTGTAGAAAACATCATGGGTACATTTTTTGGAACTGCTGGTTCTGAAGGACACGTACTTCACACAGAACTTCTTGACCACGTTGTTTCAGGTACAGTTCCAGGGCCAAAAGAAATGACTGAATTGATTGCTCGCATGGGTGATTCAGCACCTCGTGACATTCCTGCACGTGGATTAGAGGGCATTAGTAGTTTGGGTGGATTTGCCAAGACTGTTATTAGCCGAGTTTCTGAACAAGGTCACGATAAGATTCTTGGACCAATGGTTAACTGGTTGGTTCGTAAGCCAGTGTACCTTGGTGATTACCACAGGGAAATGGAAATATTGCGTCCATTGATTAACAACGGAACGCTTCACGAAGCACAAGCAGAAATTATTGCAGAAAACAAGGCTCTTATGCGTATGAGTCGTTTTGTCCACAACCCTAAAGATAAGACGATGTTTGAAACAAACATGCGTGTTGTTGCTCCGTTCTACTTCGCTAAAAACCAAGCATGGCGACGTGCTTTCCGTTTGGCCAAAACAGATCCAGGTGCAGTTGAAAAGTACATGAAGTTATGCCTTGCTGTTACTGACTACATCTCGACAACATCTGATAAGAGTGCAATCCCAGGTACTCACATTCCTGGTACAGAATTTATAGGTAATATTGCTGGGCTTAACCCGTTGTTCAACACTGCTGCTGGTTTTGGAAAAATGGCATTTGGTCTGACAGGTAGTGCCGGTTCAGTTACATCTATTGTTCCAACAGGTGACCAGATGGGATTTGGAAACATGCTTGGTGAATTTATTCGCCCACCATGGGGACCGCTTATTACTGTCCCTGCCAAATGGATTCGTGACTACACAGCCGCTAACCACTCACCAGTTGCACAAAAATGGATTAATGGATTCCTTGGTAAGGCATCTTCATACTCCTCTTGGACACGAGATGTATTGCCGTCTGGAACATTACAAGACGTATTGGAATTAGGAGCAGGTATGTTTAACATGCCTAACTCAACCATTCAGTCAACTGAAAATCAAATGCTTAACAATGCCGTAGACAACCTATTTGCTCAACAACGCAAGATTGTAGAAAAAGAATATGACTACACTGGCATGACTCAAGCACAGCGTGACATGATGGTTCGTGGTCTTACCGACCAGGCCGTAAGTAACATTCTTAACAACCCTGAACAACGCCAAGCGTTCCTTGACCGTGCTAAGCAAGGCGCAATGATGATGTCGTTTGTTAAAACAGTACTTAACTTCTTTAGTCCTTTGGCGCTTAGTCTTAATGCAACGTTCTCAAAGCAGCCTGAGTTTGACAAAATTCTTGCTGAAAAGAATCCAGATGGAACACCTAAGTACACAACAATTGAAGCGGCTGACATCTTTGCTCAAAAGTTTCCAGACAACATTACTGACCTTATTTCTCACACAAAGTCAACGTACTCTAATTTCCCTGAAACCCAAAGTGCTGTTGACTTGTTAACAAATAACCCTGGAACAGTGCGAGACTACCCGTATGGTTCTGCAATGCTTGTGAATCGTAGTTCAAACTATTCACCACAGGCATACCAGTTAGAATTGTCTATGAATCTTCGTAGTCGTGAAGCACCTAGTGAATATCTAAGTTCTGCACTATACGGTATTGGTAATGACTATTACTACAATTTCCTAAAGCCTGAGATTATGGCTATACCTGGTGCTACCGAGCAAGTAATGATGCGTCTTGCCGATGGTTCTTCCAAAGCAACAACAGAACTTAATTACAATGGTTTTAAGCAATTGGCTGCAATGGCTAAGTCATACGGTGATACCACTAACCCAATTTGGTACGACCAATTTACAGGTGCGGCAAAAAAGAATGTTGCCAACAAGGCTCTTGAAGATATGACCAAGATGATTAAAGACCCTAACGTTACTGCTATTTCTCAAGACGACAAAGATAAGTTTCAAGGTCTTATAGATCAGTACAATGGTTTCCTAAAGGCTTACCGTAATCTAACTGGTGGCGGTGCATCGGCCTTGTCTAATTCATGGTATGCCTTCTGTGAGGATGCAGCGGCATCTGAATATTACGCAAATCAATCATATTTTATTAAATCAGTTCTACAGGCAATGCCTAACAAGTAAGGAATAAAATGCCAGAAACAACCCCCCAAGTAGAAAAAGTACCGACAATGAATGACATGGCTAACATGGCGCAACTATACGCCGTGCCAATGTCAGAAGGAGCACTTCAGGCAATAGCCAAAGATGCTACACCTGAAAAGGCTAAGGCTTTCGAGGAGCACGTAAAGACCACTGCACAGGGCCTATATCCCTCTCTAGCGCCACAGATTGCTGCTGGTATACCTACGGCCCACCTTCTTGATCCGTACCGCCAGGTGGCTAAGCAAATGCTTGGAGAAAGTTTTGAGCCTGACTTTATTGCTGACCCTAAATCGGCTGCTGCTTTGGCTGGCAGGATAGATGAAAAAACAGGACGGCCTACTCTTATGAGCCTAGACCAATGGAAACAACACATTAAGTCCCACCCTGGATTTGGATGGGATACTACGCCTGCTGCCCACGAACAAATTGGTCAGGTTATTAAAGCACTACATGAATCATTTACTCAACCACCACAGCAAGGAGCGATGCAATAATGGGAACAACACCTCCACCAATTAGTTTTAATACATATTCAGCAGCAGGTTCAGCATTGCCTATGTTCATCCCAAATGCGGATGTTCTTATTAACCAATTTGGTTTTACCAAAGCAGAATTAAACACCAAGGCAGGTAAAGCGTTTGTTAACAGTCAAATTGTTACAGGCGCAAAAGGTGGTTCCCCAGACAGTTCTACATGGAAAACAGCCATGGATTACATGTCAACAAAATACCCTGGTCTTTGGTCTAAATTAACGTCTTGGGCAAATGTTCCTAGTGCAGTTGGTGCGCCACATTACACCACTGCGTCAATGGACTTGTACACTGCTTTGCAATCACAAGGTGGAGACTTTAGTGGTCTTACCAAAGACATTGTTTATGGCGGTAAAAGTTCTTCTTCGGCTGTTGTTGTAGCGGGGCCTAACGGTCTTGCTACTAGCAATGCTTCAGCAGGTTCCCAGGCTAGTGCTTACGGAACAATGCTTAACTATCTTGACTCATGGGGCATGGGCAATTTGATGCCTACTATCCAAAAGATGATTACGGCTCAGGGCGATAACTTAACTAATACACAAGAGTTATTGAACTATGTTCGCAATACTGCTGAATACAAGCAAAACTTCCCTGGTCTTACCGAGCGCAATGCCAGCCTTGGGCCAGGTGCAGAGCACATGACAGAAGCCCAGTACCAACAGTATGTGACTACCGTACAGGGCCTTACAGGTCTTTATGGCCTTCCTGAAGGAACAATAACCAAGGCGGCAATTGGTGACTTGATTAAGAACAACGTGTCAACTACGGAACTTGAGTCCAGGATTAATAAGGGATACGTGGCTTACAACAACGCTGACCAGAACGTTAAGAACCTTTTGGCTCAGGAATACGGGCTTACCCCAGGACAAGGCGTTGCTTACTTTCTTAATCCAACGGCAGCACAGGCAACTATTGAAAAGAACATTGCTGCTGCAACTATCCAGGGTTATGCTCAGGGCATAGGTCTTAAGGGTATGAGTCAGGCTGGAGCAGAGCAGTTGGCAGGAATGGTCAAGATGGCAGGTACGGCAGCCAGCACAGGTGGAGCCGCCGACCCATACGCCGCTTACAGCATGTCTCAACTCCGTTCAGACCTAGCCACAGCAGCAAGAGATGTTCAACTTACGGTTGCCGCACCAGGTTCAGGCCGCTCTACAGTAACCACTAATCAACTTATAGGTTCTCAAATTGCCGGCTATGCCGGTACAAATCAGGCCGCTGAACAGGTTCAGGTAGCCCGTGCTGAACAAGCCGCAGCCGCCCCGTTTGAAAAGGGTGGTGGATACGTTGAAAACGCTAAGGGGGTTGTAGGGCTTGGTAGCGCTAGGACGTAACATTCGTTATTAAAATGATACAATTGACGTAGATGGTTGGCCCTATGTGGCCGTAGGAGCGCTAATTATCTAAACCCGCTTTGGAGGGCATGACCAAAGTGCGTATAAAAATGCTGAAAATATTATCCGCTTTATTAACCTCTGGTAAAGTGCGTACCCGCAAGGAGCGATTAGCATGGCAGAATTTGAAGATTACGAAGACGAGATTGAAGTTGAGCGTCAACCGCTAGACCCGAACATTCGGAAGCAGTTGCGTGAAGCAGAAAAGGCTCGTAAGGAATTAGACGGTCTTAAGGCAGAACTAGAAGCGCAAAAGCGTGAAGTTCAGTTTTCTAAGGCAGGGATTCCGGATTCAGGTATTGGTTCATTATTCCGTAAGGCGTATGACGGTGAAACTTCTCAGGAAGCAATCCGAGCAGCGGCTGAAGAGTATGGAATTTTAAAATCTGAATCTATCGAAGATACTTCAAGTAATGCAGAATTAGATGCTCTACGCAGGACGCAAGGTGCAACTGTAGGTAATTCTGGCGCAATGCCAGACCCACAGCAAATGTACCTTGAAGCACTTGCCGCAGCGTCTACTCCTGATGAAGTCATGCGAGTCGTTGAAGGAGACACCGGGTCAAAACTGGGTGTCTACTCTTCTCGTGGGTCGTTCTAAGCCTAAAAACTTAAACACCTAAAGAAAAGGAGTTAACCACAATGGTTGACGCATATACAGGTCAGAGCACCCTTGATTTCTCAAAGGCCGCTTATGACCGCATGGCATACTTTGCACTACGCCCAGAACTATACTTTGACGCTGCCGCTGACGTTCAGCCTACGCACCAGAGCATGCCTGGAGCATCAGTTGCATTTACAATTGTTAACGACCTAGCAATTCAGGCTTCTGCACTGACTGAGACAAGCGACGTATCTACTGTTGCTCTTTCAGACAGCCAGGTTACCCTGACACTTGCTGAGTACGGTAACGCTGTGCTTACCACTGCCAAGTTGCGTGGAACGTCATACGTAGACATTGACCCAATCGTTGCCAACGTAGTTGGATACAACGCTGGAGTTTCAATTGACACAATTGCACGTGCTGCACTTGACCAGGGTACAAACGTACAGTACGCATCAGGACTTGGAGCAACAACTCTACAGTCATCTGTCACAACCCGTGCCGGAGTAACAGCATCAAACACAATCTCATCACTTGACATTCGTGTTGCTCGTGCTCGTCTCCGTTCACAGAACGTACCAACATTCGGC